GTGATCGACCTCGATGCGGCGGCCGACGGGCAGACGCCCGCTTTGCCGCGGTTTCGCATGGTGGCCTATACCGGTCAGCCCATGCGAATCGCCGGCTGGCGACACCCGCTGATCATCGACTTAGCAGGGCTGACCATTCCTTCGCAGTCCCGGCCGATCCGCTTTGGCCACGATCCGCTTTCCGGCATCGGCCACACCGACAGCATTCGCGTTGAGCAGGGACAGCTGGTCGCGGCCGGCGTGGTCTCCCGCGACACGGCGGCGGCTCGCGAAGTCGTCGTCAGCTCAAAGAACGGTTTTCCCTGGCAGGCGTCCGTCGGTGCGAGCGTCGATGAGTTCGAGTTCGCCAAGGAAAACCAGCAAGTGACCGTCAACGGCCGGCAATACAGCGGCCCGCTGAACATCGTCCGCAAGGCGACGCTCGGTGAAATCAGTTTTGTCGATCTCGGGGCTGACGGGGCGACCAGCGCGACCGTCGCTGCCACTGCCCCTTCGCCAGGAGAACCCGCAATGGATGAGCCGAACACCACTCCAGTCGAGACGCCCGAGCCGGAGCAACCGCCGAGCCAGCCCGTGGCTGCCACGAACCCGGTCAGCGACATCCGCGCCCAGGCCGCCGCCGAGACGGAGCGGATCGCCGCCGTTCGGCGTATCTGCGGTGGCCGGCAGCCGCAACTTGAGGCACAGGCGATTCGTGAGGGCTGGGACCAGCAGCGCACGGAGTTGGAATACCTGCGACTGACCCGCCCCAAAGCGCCGGCGGTTCACGTCCCCGACAATACGGTTACCGGCACAGTGCTCGAAGCGGCGTGCCTCCTCACCGCGGGTCTGGACAACCTCGACCGTGCCTACGAGCCGCAGACGGTCGACTTGGCCGCGCGGCGATTCCGCGGGGGCATTGGACTGCAGGAACTGCTGCTCGAGGCGGCGTGGGCCAACGGCTACACCGGTCGCAACTTCCGCGACAGCCGTTCGGTGCTTCGCTACGCCTTCGGCCGCACGGTCGAAGCGGCCTTTTCGACCATCGACATCGGCGGCATCCTCTCGAACGTCGCCAACAAGTTCCTGCTGGAAGGTTTCTTCAGCGTCGAACGGACGTGGCGGAACATCACGGCCGTGCGGAACGTGAGCGACTTCAAGACGGTGACCAGTTACCGCCTGGTGGGCAAGGACCAGTACGAACAGGTCTCGCCGACCGGCGAACTGAAGCACGGCACGCTGGGCGAGGAGAAGTACGAGAACAAGGCCGATACCTACGGCCTGCTGCTCTCCATCGACCGCCGCGACATCATCAACGATGACCTCGGGGCGATCACCACGGTTCCCCGCAAGCTCGGACGCGGCTCGGGCCTGAAGATCAACGACGTCTTCTGGACGACGTTCCTGGCGAACAGCGCGTTCTTCACGGCCGGCAACAACAACTTCATCAGCGGCGCCAGCACCGCGCTGTCCATCGACGGCCTGACGGAAGGCGAAGTGACCTTCATGGACCAGGTGGACGGCGACGGCAAGCCGATCGGGATCATGCCGGCGATCCTTCTCGTTCCGACGGCGTTGTCGGCGGTCGGCTCACAGCTTTTCAAGTCGATGGAACTGCGCGACACGACGGCCAGCACGAAGTATCCGGTGTCCAACCCGCATCAGGGCAAGTTCCGGGTCGAGGTGAGCCGCTACTTGTCCAACGCGCAGTACACCGGCAATTCGGCCAAGGCCTGGTATCTGCTGGCCGAGGCGACCGACCTGCCGGTGATTGAAGTCGCGTTCCTCAACGGCCAAGAGTCCCCCACCATCGAAACGGCAGAGGCCGACTTCAATGTGCTGGGCGTGCAGATGCGCGGCTACCACGACTTCGGTTGTGCTCTTCAGGATCCCCGAGGCGGGGTTAAAGCGAAAGGAGAGGCATGATCTCGATGAATCCAGCCGAAGCATGGCAGGACATACCGGGTTTCCAGGACTACCAAGCGAGCGATCTGGGTCGCGTCCGGAGCCACAAGTCAGGTGAGTGGCGTTTGCTGCGTGCGACACCGCACTCGAAGACCGGTTATCTGGCCGTCAGCCTTCGGGTCAATGGGCGATATATCACTCGCAGCGTGCATCGCCTTGTTGCTGCCACGTTCTTTGGCGAGGCAGAAGGTCGGGACGTGAACCATAAAAACGGCGACAAGCACGACAACCGCCTAGCCAACCTGGAGTACCTGACACGCGGCGACAATCATCGCCACGCATACCGCACTCGTCTGCGCCAGCCGGTGGGAAAGAAGCTAACCGACGAGGAGGTTCGGCTCATCGCCGAACTCAAGGGTGAAGTTGCGCAGCAACAACTCGCCGATCGTTTTGGCGTAAGTCGATCCACGATCGGATTTATTCACAACAAGAAGCGGCACCAGCTACTTCTGGTCTGAAAACGAAGGAGGCCGTCATGGCTCAAGCAACTTTTGTTCAGGAAGGCGACGCGATTGACTACACGCCCGCCGCCTCTGTCGCGCTTGGCGACGTGGTGGTCGAAAGCGATCTGGTCGGCGTCGCCAAACGGGAAATCAAGGCCAACGAACTGGGCGCGTTGTCCGTGGCCGGCGTGTTCGACGTGGCTAAGGAAGGCGGCGTCGCCGTGACGTTCGCCGTCGGGGACAAGGTGTACTGGGACGACACCAATAAGTTTGCCGTGGCCACCGATGGCGCGGGTGCCAACAAGCTCATGGGCAAGGCAGTCCTCGCAGCAACGGACGCCGACACGTCGGTCCGAGTTCGGCTGAGCCAGTAATCGCGGCACTGGGAGAACGATCATGGCGAAAGGCGAAATCGCTCCGCACGTCACGGCCTGGGCGCTCGTGGCGCTGGTGGTGGTCGTCATTTTGTACGACACGTGGGCCGCAACCTCCGCGGCCGGCGCGCCGACGATCAGCGGCTTCTTCCGCGCCGTGTCCTCCCAGTACCCGATCCTGTCGTTCGCGCTGGGTGTGCTGGTCGGACATCTGCTCTGGCCGGGCGCAGCCCAGGGAGTCTGAAACGATGGCCGACTTGCTCGAAACCGGATCGAACTGGCTGCAAGACCAGCGCAAGAAACACGCCACGCGGGAGGTCACCTACCGTCGCGGCGTCGATTCGGTGTCCGTGCAAGCCACGGTCGGCCGCACAGTCTTCGAGCAGGACGACGGCAGCGGCGTGATTGTCCGCACCGAAGTTCGCGATTACCTGATCGACACGGCCGACCTCGTACTCGCCGGCCAGCCAACCTTGCCCGAACGCGGCGACCGCATCGAGGAAACCGAAGGCGGCAAGAAGTTCACCTACGAGGTCATGCCGCTGGGGACCGAGCCGCACTGGCGCTACAGCGATCCGTACCGCAAGACGCTCCGGGTCCACACCAAACACATCGCCACGGAGGATGTTTGATGGCTGTGATTACGGACGTTGCCGACGCGCTGGTTGCCGAACTGAACGCGGCTTCGTTGAGCTTGCCGCTCACTGCGGCGCGGCACTACGTTCCGTCGTTCGATCTGCAGGACATGATAGACCTGCACGTCAGCGTCGTGCCCAAGGGCGTCGTGATCACCAAGAGCGACCGCAGCCGCAACACGAACGACTTTCAGATCGACGTGGCGGTGCAGAAGAAATTCGAGTCGGGCGATGCACCAGAAATCGATCCGTTGATGACGCTCGTGGAAGAAATCGCCGACTTCTTCCGCCTCCGTCGGCTGACCGCTTATCCGAACGCCCACTGGATCAAGACGGAACACGCACCCATTTACTCCCAGGAGCACTGGGACGAACTGCGGCAATTCACCAGCGTCCTGACGCTGACGTTTCGGGTTGTGAGGTAATCGCATGATCGCCATGCAGGCGCGGACGCGCGACAACACGAAGCAGGTGCTGACCAAGGCCAAGAAGGGAAGCATCAAGAGTCTCGGTCACGCCGGCGCGACGATTCGACTGACGGCCAAGCGGAGCATTCGCCGCCGCAAGAAGGCGAGCGAAGAGGGGCAGCCTCCGAGCACCCGCAAAGGCCAACTTCGCGGCGCGATCCTGTTCGCCGTCGAGAAACAGAACGACTTGGTTGTGATCGGTCCCGAGCGCGCCAAGGTCGGCACCTCGGCTGCCGCCCACGAACACGGCGGCCGCTACAAGCGGCAGCGCTACCCGAAGCGGCCGTTCATGGGACCGGCGCTGGAAACAACCAAGGAACGTCTGCCCCGCAAGTGGGCAGCTTCCGTCAAGGCAACGGGATAGGAGACGAACGAAATGTCCACACGACTGGGCATGGACGCAGAGCTGTATCGCAACACGGGCGACTACGCCACGCCGGTCTGGGTCGAGGTGAGCAACGTCAAGGACGTCACGCTGAACCTCGAAAAGGGGGAGGCCGATGTCACGACCCGCGCCAATCAGGGCTGGCGGGCCACGGTCGGAACGCTGAAAGACGCCTCGATTGAGTTCCAGATGGTCTGGGACACGGTCGACGCCGGCTTCGACGCCATCCGCCAGGCGTTCTTTGGCAACACGCCGCTGGAGTTCGCCGTGATGGACGGCGACATCACCGACCCCGATGCCGAAGGCCTGCGGGCGACGTTCGACATTTTCAACTTCACCCGCAACGAAGCGCTCGAGGAAGCCATCCTGGTCGACGTGTCGATCAAGCCGACCTACGCCAACAACGCGCCCGAATGGATCACAGGCGGACCGTAAGCCAACGAAGGGAACGCATGAAGACATTTACCGACAACGCCGGCCGCACCTGGACGGTCGCCATCAACGTCGAGTGCATCAAGCGGGTCAAAACGCTGCTCTC